TTATTCCTTTCCCACCTCATTCATCCGGGCCCGGTAGTTCGCCAAGCATTTCGGAGCCAGTGCCTTGATCCCGCAGACGTACGATTTGAACGCGATTATGTCCTGCTGGTTATGACTGTCCTTGAGTTCGTACATCCGGCCAAGGTACGTGTTATGGCTGAAGTATGCAACCCGCTCATTTTCGCCGATAAAGTCAAGCGAGACCCCGAAACCGGTGTCCTCCCCGGCGCGGATTTGGGCCGTGGTGAGATACACATTGGTCGGGACGATAGGGGGTGAATCCACATCAGCGAGAGTGGCCGATGCGGGCGATACCAGGAGCACAAACCCTGCGATGAGGATCAATGCTATTGTGATCTTTGTGATAGAGTTCACGTCAACACCTTCGATTAGGGTGTCGATTCGCCAAGGTACTCCTTCAACGAAGTCTCGCTGAAACGGAGTTCCCGCCCGACTTTTGTTGCCTTGACCTTTCCAGTTCGGTGAAGTTCAAGGACCGTCCGGGGGGATACCTTCAGGCGTTTCGCCACCTCCTCAACGGTGTAGTATTTGTCGAGCATTTCCTCCATGGTACTACACCTTGAATTTATTTTATACGTTTTCTGTATATATACGTATGTATGAGTAACTATGCGGATGTTTACGGAGGTTAAAAAAGAGGGGGATTATCCCGGCGCCGTGGGCCATACCACGTCTTCGCTGCGGGTATAGGTTGCAGGGATATCGCGGAGTGCCTTCCGGTAATTTTTCCACGCTTGTTTTGTACCTGCAGGGGGCTCGGTGTCCTCCAGCATCACGTAGTCCGTCTCCCGGAGGAGCCGAAGCCGCTCTGCCCGGATGGCGATCCATGCAGCCCGCTCGATGTTTGCCGGGACCGCGATAAAAGCCGCGATTGCCGCGTTATTGGCTGCATCGGTGTCCATGATCGCCTCTGCATTATTCTCCCGTATGAGAGCGTCTTCAGCGATCAGGGCTGCCAGTTCCGAGCCGATCCGGTCGTGCATGGCATGGGCTGCTGCCGGGTCCGTGGGGATCCCTGCGAGCGTGCCCGCGTGGAACTGTTGCCACTCGATTATTTTTGCCGCGATCTCCGTTTCTTTCGTGGGTATCGGGGTCGGGTATTCCTCCCGCGTAACTTCGGCGTATGCCAGCCGGTATAATTCCTCTTGAGTGTTCACCGTCATACTGCAACTCCGTTGATTTTTGCAATGCTGGCGACTGCGATACCGTTCAGTTTTGCAATACCTGATGCCACTACGCCGTTCAGCTTAGCGATGTGGGACCAACCGGTAGATACGGTATATTTAATGATTATAATACCCGATCCGCCCCTCCCACCGTCATGGACTGATGAGTTAGTACCAGTACCTCCACCACCCCCACCGAGATCATCCGATCCATTAGATCCTCCGGCATCTATTGAGGCGTTACCCCCCCCTCCAGACCCTCCCGTTCCGGCAGAATCGCCACCAGTATAATAACAAGCTCCGCCACCTCCACCGGCATAAGTTACCGAAGATCCGGTTATTGAAGAAGCTGCACCGGCACCGCCATTTCCGGGATGTGTGGAATCTGCTGCATTTCCTCCCACAGCACCGGCACCTCCTCCCCCGCCGGTTGGATAGGGGCTGTTTACTAACGATCCTGTCCCTCCATCATGCCCTTCTCCAGAGTTACCAGTACCTGCAGGTAACGCTCCACCAAATGATCCTCCTCCAGACCCCCCGTTAATATTAGCTGTTCCGGCACCATTTTGACCGGACCCGCCGCCGTTTGAAACGACAAGAGACCCAATAGATGAGTTGTCACCAACTGCCGGAGTCCCGTTGTTACAAGCTCCACCGGGGCCGCCTTTTCCAACGGTGATTGTATGTGAATCTGATGGAGTTACAGATACAGTCCCGGTTTTCATCCCTCCGGCACCACCACCACCCAGAGTACCGCCACCCCCTCCGGCTACAACTAAATATTCCAGTGATGTAACTCCGGCAGGAATTGTAAAAGAATCCGTTCCTGTCGTCGTCTTAGTAGTGCATACCCATTTTACTATAGTATATCCGGGAACGGTTGTTGTATCTTCAGTTTTCGTAAGTCCCGTCATAATAAATCACGCCAGTTCGAGGTACGTTCTATCCGGAGAGAAGAACATGATATCCGGGTTTGCCGATATCGCCTCTCCCACAATCTGAACGATCTTTCCCGTTCCGCTCGGTGCCGTGTGGGTGATTCCCCCGGAGGTTCCCGAAGGGTATACCGGGCTTCCTGAGGTCAGGGTCCAGGCATCATTGCGAACATAACCAAACCGCAGGAATTTTCCTGTTGCATCGGCGTTGATGGTTGCCACAGCCATTACACGGGCGGGCATGGTTGATGCGGCATCGGCGTCGGCTTTCCAGAATTTACCATCACTTTTCCGGTAACAGATATCCCCAAATACCAAGTTTTCCCCGGCGGTTTCGGTTGCTGTGATCCCGGAGCAAGTCAGATCGGTACCAAGTGCCTTCAGTAATTCGACATTGGCAACCATCACGATATTTCCGCTGTCGTCGATGGTCGGGAGGGATGCCTGTACTGTCGATCCCCCGGTACCATTTGCTCGCAGGATAGCGTTGTCGGTGCTGCCCGTTGCACCTGCGAGAGCCCCGATATCTCCCGGTGCGATTGCGTCCGCTCCCCCGGTGGCGTGCTGGGCCTTGTGACCCTTGATGTACGATACCATGTCATTGTGGTCTTCTGCGGTTTCCGGATCGCTCTTGTCCTTTTCGGATCTTGTTCTATCCCATGCCGTCATCAGGAACACTCCTTACTACACCAGATTTTCGGCAGGGGTTGCAGACCCGATCGAGACAGTCGCATTTGCAACTTTGGCAACCCCGCCTGAGGTGTTCCCTGTCGAATAGAAAACCACGAGAACGTACCGGGGGTTGTCCGAGGCTACTGTTATATCTGCATAGGTCTGAGATACCCAGGTCCCGCTGGTGCCGGGAACCGTGAGACCCACGGCGCCTTCAGCGAATGATAGCGAGTAAGGGGTTGCGCCGTCAAATGAAGTGAGCGCGGCGATCCCGGATCCCCCAGTGCCCGCATTTATTGTTAATCCATAGGTGTTCCCACCGCTGCCAGCGATGTAGGTATCAATGGTAAGCCGGATCACACTCCCTTTTGCGATGCCAAATGGCAAGGGGTAGGCCGCGAGGTGATACTGCGTCACGGCTCCGACGACCGTTCCCGAGGCCGTGTATTCTGTAGCATCGGTTAGGAGAGTTTTGACAGTTCCAGCCGTTGTTGTCTTCAGCCCCGTGAGAAGGGAGGTAAATGTGAGGGCTGTCGATCCTACAGATATGGCTGTGGTGTTTGTGTTGCGATATACCTCTCCCTTGTTGATTGTTCCCTCAAGGACCGGAATTGATGATCCGAGGATCAGGGCTGACGTGTTGTAATCCGTTGCCCTCGCAGGTGCTCCCGATGCCGCCACTATGTAGATCCCGTTCTCTGCACCAGAGGTTTGCTTACGCAGGAGGATCCTGTCACCCGTTGCCAGAGTGACCCCATCAACCGTCTGGCCGTTTGCAAATGCTGACGCCAGAGTGCCGTTGGCCGTTGTTGCAACCCTTACATGTTGTTTCCATTCAATTGCAAGGGTCGAACTGAATGTTGCGATTGCCGCATCACGGGCCCCGACCGTATCCAGATCTGTGTTTGCCTGTGGTGCTCCAGAACCGGTGATTACTCCACCCCCGAGAACGATGCTTTTACCATTCGAAACCAGGTTCCCCGTTGCGGGGTCTATCGTGAAGGGGCCCAGCGGGCAGGCAACGGGGCCGCACTCTGCTGACAGCCGCTTATCGGTGATCATTCCCTGCGTAATAGCAGTCGTCCCGTGAGCGATCAGTACATCGGCAAGAACAATGTCGTAGTTCCCGGTGAGGGATGAAGATAATGACGGTGCAACCGGTGATGCTGCCGCTTCGCCCTTGAGCACTACAATTGTCGTGGAGGTCGTCCCATTCCTCCGGACAAGTACCCTGTCGATACGGTCAAGGGTGGCATGAGCGGCATCGAACGTGAGGGTTTTCACTTCGGGATTCAGGTGCCAGATCCCCTTTACCCAGCTGCCCCCGGTAGATACCAGCACCGTGAGATCGTGCGGCGCTGGATCTGCCAGTACTTCGAGTTCATCCAAAAATCCAACCTGATACCCCGTCTTGATGATGCGGTCCATCATCGCTGCATAGACAGCCACATCATAGCTGCCTGGGTCATTTACTCCACTTGATTCGGTCATCGTCTAACTCCTGTGTTTTGTTTTCGATCCATTTTCATGATTGAGACGAGATCCGGAGCGCCGGTTCCCATCCCGAGAGTGATCGTCTTGCCGTTCGCGTCCCAGAGACTCGTTCCGGATATGACCCGGTCTACAAGATCGACATCCTCGTCCGGGTCCTCCAGCGTGATGGTATCCCCCACACCGAAATCAACCCCGTAAATCTCGCTCAACCCGTCGGTGTTGAACTCGAAGTCCAGGCTTTTGGTACCGGCTTTTGCAGCCAGCGTCTCGATACCTCGCTGGATGAGCTGTTCCGTGGTGGTGCAGTCCGAGGCGTCGATGTAGTCCTCGAACCTGTCCCATCCGGCGGGTTCCGTGCCGGCATACACTTTCTGAAGCACGCGAGCGGCTGCGTCCCCAGTGCCAGCGACATACACAAAATTGCGATACCCGAGAATGCTCTCTTTCCAGTCGTATCCGAGGACGTTCCCGAGATCGATATTTAGTTTTACTTCGGCAGAGAGATCCCGCCCTTCCTTAACACGGAACTCAAAAAGGCGGCGGGCGCCGGGGGCTGCCAGTTCCCCGAGCCACGCGAGATCAAACGACAGGCTTGAGGATTTCGAGAACTCCCCCAGCGTATCCAGAAGGGTCTGTGCCCGGCCCGGGTATTCGCAGTCGGCAGTTGCCACTCCATTGCTGAGGATATCTTCTGATTCGAGGGAGAGTCCTGCCATAACCCGGTTGGCGTCTGCTGTTCCGCCCTCACCCTTTGCGGTGATGCAGTTACCATCAACGAAATACCGGGCAGCGGTTGAGTATTTTACTCCGGTTACTGCATCGTAACCGGATGAGGTAGAGTACCCCCGCATCATTTTCCGCTGTTCCAGAACAGAGAGCACGCCCCGGCCCGTGATGGTCCACTGGTCGCCGTCTTTCCCTTTGGGTTTCTCGATATCATCGATTCTGCATATACGGGTTTCCAGATCATCGCCAATGAACCCGACATAACCCCCGGTTTTAATTTCGGCGATGAGGTTATACAGGCTCAATTTGTAGGCATCGATTTTCAGCTCGAAGGTGTGCGGCTGGTACCAGTTCTCAGTGAACCTGAACGACTCTGCATTTTTGATCCGTCCGACCGGGTCCATGTCCTTATCGAAGACGATGATCTCAAGATCCTGAATGGTTTTTGCCGGGGTTAGGTCAACTGATTCCCCAAATATTTTGTACCCGAACACCGTATACCCGAGAACTGCCGATTCCCACGGTACTGAGGTCATGGGGATCAGACCCCCACATACAGTTCAGACAGCAAAACCGAGGCGAGAGAACCCGACGACGAGGACGAGGGTAAGAGCGTTACGGTGTTTGAACCCCGCATCATCTGCCAGAATTTGCTGCCCGTGATGTACTTGTGAGCGTTCAGATCTCCTCCGGCTGCCGGATAGTACCGGGCGGTCATGATATCCGGGTGAGTGTTGATTATGAGCCGGTCATTTGCTGCAAGTGTGATGATTGCCGTAAAAGTATCTGTGATTTCCGCCCCGGCTTTTGTATAGGTGCGGGAGATCGAGGGGTTGACCATGGGGCCGGTGAAGGTAATAATAACCGGGACCTCGACCGACCCGTCATTCGTCATGTTTTTGGTTTTGTTTTTCGACGAGAGGGTGAACGGCCATGTCCCGGTACCCGATGGGAACGGGAAGAAATTTGCCGGGTTTGGATCGAAGTATTCAATCTTTGGTACTCCAGCGTGCCAGAACGGATCCTCATCCGCAACAAGCTTGATCGTGGCGTCCCATGATGTTGAGGTCTTTTCCGTTTCTGATAATGCAGGGTTGCCCTCTACTCCGATACAATTGAGGTATACAACACTCCCGTTTTCCCGGGTGAACTGCAGGACGCCCGGGCCGTCGAGCGGGTTGAGCGCAGATGCCAGCGCCTCGCTTTTGGTCTGGAGATCGTCAAGGTCCGTTCCTTGAATTCTGATATCAAAACTCACCAGCCGTTCCTTCAGGGCAGTGTACTTCCTGACCCTCCCGTGGCGTGCCGGTGCCTTCTCCGCGTAGGTATGTTCCGCCGGAATCGCGGCAAACCCACTAGACCTCAGGAGCAGCCGGTAATCAGTGGCAGCCGATGAGAAGACGATCGGCGTGCCGTTGTTGGGGGGATTCCAGGTGAGTACGATCACGGCAATCCTCCCCCGAGTGCTGCAAGTTTCCCGAGCGCCTTATTCGTCCCTTCGGCATTATCCTTAACACCGTAATTCGTCTGGTAGAGGGCGATGCTGACTGTTTTTGTGGTTCCCTCGCCAGACTTTTCCTTTTCTTTTTTGGAGGCGTTGGTTTCAATGCCCGAGAAATCCGAAGCAGCAAAGGAAAGGTTCTGCGACGCCAGCGAGGCTCTCCGTGCCGACTGCATGAATACCGGGTTGCTTTCCGGGGTCCAGTCCGGGCCCTTGTCGGTCCATGTGACAATCCCGATATTATGGATGGTGGGGAACGCTGCCGCAAAATCAACGTATTTTTTCCAGTTCTGCGCCATGTCGGTAAGGGCGACCCGCATCATCTCGGTAAGTGCGGTCCAGTGCGTGAGCGAGTAATCCTCCTGCTTGATGTACTCCGCCTGCGTCCCTTTGGTGAGATCCTGGAGGGCTGCGAGCTGCTTGTCGTATTCGGTTGTTATGGTCTTGGTATCGCCCTTGGCTTTGTCGGGGGGGGCGGATCCTTTCCCAGAGCCCTTCACAGCCCCGAGGGTTCCTTTCGTTGGGGTTGCTGCTGCTCCGGTATCTGAACCCCATGCGTTGAGGGCAGACTGGTAATCTACACCGGCCTCCATCTGCTGCTGCATGAACAGCTGCATTGCGGATCCCGCATCCCCCACGACTGAAGAGTCGGCCCACGCTGCTCCGATCGATTTCTTGGCAGATTGGGAAGCCTCCCCCACTTTGTTGTAGGTTGCGATGAGATCTGTAAGATCGTTTTTGTATCCCGCGAGAGCTGCAGAGGCTGTGTCGAATGCCTCGATATCCCCTTTCTTGAACGCCTCAGCCTTGTCCTTCTCGGCCTTTGCAATGCGATCGTTGGCAATGGCAAGAGAGAGCCCTTCTTTGGAGAGCCCGGCGTACTTGTCGGTCATCTCCTGAACATATTTGGGATCAGAGAGCGGGCCTGAGTACTTGTCTATGCCCCCTCCACCAGTTTCTACAGAACTTCTCCCGAGTGCGGAGGCAAAAACCCCGAGAGGGCCGAAGGCAGCGGATAGTGAGGACGTTTCCTTGTATGCCGCAAGTGCCTTCCCTGAGTATATCGTGAGGGAGTCCCCGAGCTTATCCCATGTGACCTTCGCTTCGGCAAGGTCCCGCAGCTCCTGCTTTGAGTATATGGGATGGGCCTCGATCTCCTTCTGGTTGGCGATGTAGGTCTCCATCAAGGGAAGGATCTCTTTGTATCCCCGGCCGTACAGGTCCATGGCGATGGCATTACGGCGGGTCACGTCGTCCATCTTGGTGAGAGCCTTGGCAGTCTCGATGAACACAACGTCCGGGGTTTTCCCGGTGGGATCGACACTGAGGGCTTGGAACGCCTTTGCTTGTGCACTGGTGGCATCGGTGGCGGCATCCATTGAGAGCGTGAGCCGGCTCAATGCGGAGTCAACACCCTCGGCACTGTCTCCGGCTAACAGGGCGGCATAATGGAGCTGCTGGAGCTTATCGGTTGATACACCGGTCTGATATGATACATCCTGCAACCGGTTCGCCATACCTCCGTACTTCTGAATGGCGGCTTCGAATTTCCCGAAGATCTCAAGAGACTGGTTAATGGCAAGCGAGACCGTGGCGACCTGTCCTACAATGCTTGAGGTGTCGATGCCGAGCTTTACGAATAGACCGGGTCCGACTTGTCTTTCTTCAGCCATTATTCCGCTGCCCCCTGTGTGAATCCATGTTCCTGTCGAATTCTTCCATATCTTCCTCGGTCATCTCCCTTGGAGGTGCACTGTTCTTGCTTTCCCAGTCAAACGCCATGCAGGACCCGGGATCAATTGGCTTTTCCAGGGTCTTGCCGGATACGAACATCAGATCTGAAGTCTGGCGAGCCTGCAACCGATCCATGAAAATCCACTGGTCTTTTCTCATGGCTTCCGCAGCCTCCGCCATTACGCGGAGATCCCGGGGCGTCATGTTCCAGAGGTCGATCGGCTTGAGTGCACATAGTCCGTACGCTACTGGCTCGTTCCGCTCGATCCAGGCCCTTCCGATTTTTTTGATGGTTCTACCACCTGAGGCACGGAAGCAACCGCCTCTGCAACTACGGTTTTAATATTGAACCATTCGCACGCACCGAACGCCTGATAGATCGTGTCACGGATCTCCATCAGTGCCGACGCGGGCTTTCCTGATGTGTACTGCCTGATGAGGTCCTGTGCGGTGGCGAGACCCTCTGCGTTCTGCGGGAGTTCCCGGATCGGGTTTCCCCGGGCATCGGTGCCTTTCTTCAGGCCGTAGTACAGGAACTTCGCAAGGATCCCGACCCGGCGCATACCATTCTGATCGATCAGGATATCGGAGATCGGGCGGTTGTAGTCGTCCTCGATCTCGACAACATCTCCCCCGAGAAATTGGAGGGTATGTTTTTCCCCTCCGATGGTGATCGGAACTGACGACAGCATCGGGGAATCACCTTCACGCCGGGCTGGCAACCGTGCCGATAGTCACATCGATCTGGTAGATCTGCGGGGTTTTGAGGTCGCTCTCGACAACCATCACGAAGATAGTAGTCACCGCACCGGTCCCGAGGTTAAGCGTGATCGTGCCGGAAGCCGCACCGCTGGCAACAATCGTGCCGTTCACGTAGATCGTGCCAACCGCTGCGGTCGGTGTGATCTTGATACCGGTATCGTCACTGAACGCAGTAACGGCCAGCTTGTACGCCGTTGCCGATGCTGCCGGGGTGATTGCCGTGATCGATTCGGAGTTGTTGTTCGCAAACGTCAGGAAGGTGGTCGTGAGTTTCGCGCCCGCCGTAGTGATTGCCGCTCCGACAGTCTCAACCGGGGTAATGGAGAGCTTGTATGTCGCCCTTCCCGTGCGAGGTAGAACCTCCTCCCATGCCGATACCCAGCCGGAGAAAGACCGGGTCTTGAACGGGTACTTGTATGTCGACGGCATCACAACTTTCCAGACGCCAATTGCTCCAGAGTCCCGGATGGTTTCAATGGCTGCCTGGCATGTGTCATCGATTGCAAAGCACGTGAAGGTCAGATCACTCCATTCGGGTTCACCCGGGAGGTGGACCTTTGCACTGCTGTCGTGGCTGGTGCCGTCATCTTTCGCCCGTGTGAATTTCGACGGGGTAACTTCCGTAGTTTCGGCAAGAACATACCCGTTGTAAACGATGTGTGCTCCCTTTGCCGACTGTGCCTGTCCTGTCATGTTCTTTTTTCACCTCAATCTATACGTGATCATGAAATCGTGGCTGTCCCGGCACTCTTTCGTAGTTTTGGCGTCAGAGTTATCCGGCATAGAGCCGCGATCGTCAACTTCCGAGATCTCGATCCCGTTGACGATGGTATTCTCAATCTGTTCTGGTGCGAGTGCAGCCCCGATGAGATCTGAGAGGGCCGCCACCCTGACCCCCGCCCCCGTCAATGTTGTGACGTTTGTATCAACGGAAGTGCACTGGATGCGGTCCGTGCGATACGTGGATGAGCTGGTTGGGGATTCGGGGACTTTTGTCAAAGATTCAACTGCGATGAATGGTTTTGTCGGATTTTCCGGGATCTCCTCTCCTCGGTAGATCCGAGTACCGACAGCTGCTTTCACGGAAGTATCGGCTTTTAGGATCGTGATGACTGCGAGCTCGGAGTCCTTCATTCATACCCTCCGAAATCGCCCTGCATTGTGCCGCCAATAGAGGCAAGCCGGCTCCGTGAGCTAGTCGAAGAGGCGGAAGACGCCATACTGCCGGCAGAGTAGATCATGCCCGAGCGCCCGGCAAGTTCAGCAGATTCCAGCCATTGATCGAGCCCGTTCTGCATGATGGCTACATACTTCCCCATCTGCTGGTCGAGCGGAGGTCTGAAGTGGGGGAGCGGGTACTGGTAATAGTGCCGGCCGAGTGAGTCGGTCATATCATAGAACCCGAATTCCAGCCGCTTTGCCTGCGGGAGGTCCGTGCCAACAATGGCATAGAATTTCCCGTTCTCCTGAACAATGGCCTCAACGTGGATGGACCGGCGATAGGTGCCGGTGAGATAGGGCGAGAGTTCCTTGATGTCGTTAGCGAGTGCCTGTCCTGCGAGCCTCATTTGTGCTTCGGCTGCCCTCACGATCTTTGCAGCCTCCTCTTCGATTGCCGCGATCGTTTCGTTGTAGCCGAAGACTTCCATCACGACCAGCTCCCCGTAAACAACCCACGCACGAGCCATGCAACGAACGAGAAGATGCCAAGCCCGGCACCAATCGCAACACACACCTCTCCGAGCGTCTTGTCCTTCCAGGTCCGCACAGCGGTCTCCCCGGTGTGAGTCTTAATGATCTTGTTAATGCGGCCGTGCACGGTCTGGATCTTGGTGTCGATATCCGTCTTGCACCTTGCACAGTTCCGGGCGTCGCTCTTCAGGATCTCCTTGATCTCACTGATGTCAGCGGCAAGGTCCTCGCAGGCTTTTCCCGTGAGGGCGATCTTCTCGATGTCCTCCCGGGTGAGCTCGTAGCTGGACATTATGCACCCGCCTTTGCGATCTCGCAGGTCCAGTGTGAGACAATCTTCTGCGCTGCCTCATAGGTTGGCTTCGGGGCTTTGGTGACCGTGAACGTCCCGGAGAACCCGGTGTCCGTTGCCGTGAGGGTATCCCCCATTGCAACAACCGTAGTGCCCGGGAGAACGACCATATCAACAGTCGTCACCTGAAGCGGCGATCCTTTGATCTGTGTTCCCTGTGGTGAGAACCGGCAGGCAACCGTTGTGCTCGAAACGTCCGGCACCGTGAGCCCGTTGCTGTCGAAGTACTCATCCTGCGATGAGAGTGTTGCGGACCATGTGGTCGTGCTGATGGTTTCCCCGGGTGTGAACGTGCCAACGAGCGTCTTCACGACCATTGGCGAGGCAACCGTATCGATCACGGCCGTTGCGTGCGAAGTGGTGCCGGTCACGGTCTGGCCCGCTGTGGCGGTGCCTGTGGGGGCCGTGAACGTAAGGGCTTGCTTGTTGCCGTTGTTGTGGTGCAGGGTTGCGCTGTGGATGAGGAAAACTGTAGGGTAGGGCATCAGTGGCACCTCGACCGTACGCGGGATGCCCGGATGCCGCTGTTCACTGAAAGGATGTACTGGTCGATGGCGACCTTTGCCTTTGCTTCAAGTGCCTGGGCTTCTGCCTCCGGGGATGTGCTGAAACTGGTGCCGTCACTCAACCCGGTTGAATTGGCCCGGCTGAGTTCCTGTGCCATCCGCCGCTTGATCTTGGCGATCGTAAGGGAGATGGACGCCGTTTTAAGGAGCGTGCTGGAGGTTGGAACGGCAACCTTGCGGAGCGTGAGAATGTCGGCGATCTCTTCATCGCTGCGGGTTATCAGGCTGGTGATATTGGCAGTGGTGAGCGTGCCGCAGGATGTACCGGACTCCAGTTGGACTTCAGTATACGTGCTGTACGCCATCCGCTTCCTCCCGCATCAGTTCAAGGTCATGTTTTGCTCGCCCTTCGCCATCCTGGATCTCCAAAAAGGAGATTTCGGCTGCGGTGAGGTTGCTGCTGTCCAGCTCTCCCGCGTTCTTATCCCGCTCATATGAATGGGTTAAGAGTTTGCCGCAGTTTTCAGAGCTTAAAACCATGAGGGATATCCTCCCTCAGGCTTAGGCTCCGCCGTATTCGACACGGGAGATCGCGTTTGCGAGCCCGTACTGGCAGGCCACACGCATGGAGACCTTGCCGCCTACGAGATCCCGGAGCGGGTCACGGTAGTCCTCGACAAAGAGGTCCTGCCTCATTCCGATCCCGCCAACCTTGCGGCTGTCGAAGAGACACATCCCGATGTACCCATCGGTGGGGGCTCCCCAGGTGTATGAGGCAGACTTTACCGGCTTCGTGCTGGTTGTGAGCTCGACGCCGCATTCCTGCAGCTTGGTCCCGAGAATCATTGGGAGCAGGCCGGTCCGCATCTGTTCCTGTGCGACCGGGTTGTATGCGATCGGGGTGTAGTCCTTGCAGACGTAGGTCTCTACCTGCGGGTGAATGACCGTGGTGTCGGCGTGGAATCCATCAGCGGCGATGAGGGCCTTTGCCTCACGGATTGCTGCTGCGCCACCGAGAGCCGCGACTGCAGCGTTGATATCGTACTCGTTCCCTGCGTTGTCGAGCAGGACTTGGAGCATCCACTGGTTGAGGGTGTTCTCGCACGCCTCGCCGGCTGCACGGACTTCCATTTCGACCACGGCAAAGAGGCCGTCGTCTACCATTTCCTTGGTACACAGCGGGATCTCCCCGATCTTCTTGGCGGTCCACGTGCGGGCGGTGTAGTCCTGGTTCTTGATGGTGAACTCTGCACCTTCACCAACGAACGGGGCATACCTTCCGGAGCTTCCGATATTGAGCTGGAGAGTATTCCCCTTCATCGGGAAGATCGGGACCACGTCACGCATACAGCGGGCGGGCTGTGCTCCGTCCATAATCGTGCGGTTGATCTCGGTCTGGATCAGGGTGGTGCTGGCGATATCCTCACTGAGGAGCAGTTCACGGGCGGGCTTGATCTTCCCATCCCCGCCTTCTACCATGTACCGGGTGCCGGTTGTCCGCTCGAATGCTGCAAGGTCGCGGATGATGATATCGTTCTGGAGTCTTTTCTGTTCAGCCGATTCAGGCTTGAATGCTGCCTCAAGGGCCCGGGTTAAGAGTTGTGTCATGTTTCAGTCCCTCCTTAGCTCGCTGCGGTGTGCTGCACCTGTGGCATGACCACGATCTTGACCTTTGATCCGACAGTAGATGCACCCACGGTTGAGTCCTCAAGGGTGAGGCCGATGGCAGCGGTGGACTGCGTGTCCTGAGTGGCTGCATGGGCGCCAATGGCGGGATCGTATTCGATCACAGTGCCGGCAACGGAGCCGATCATGACCCAGTGGCCTGCGTCGATGGCGGAGTCGTCGGCTGCCATCATGACGGTCAGGACCGTTCCGATCATTGCGACGGTTACTGGTTCTCCTGCGGTTGCCTGAGAGTTCAGGGCAAAACCAACAAAGGCGCCCAGGGAGGTGGTTGCGGGTGCGACGGTGTCGCTTGCACCGGAGTCAGCGAAGGCAACAGCCTGACCGCGAAGAATTGCGGATGCTGCCTTGAAAGTCTTGGTGAGCCCGAGGTGTTCGGGTGCGGGGTCGAATGCGACCGGGGTTGTTGCTGCCATGTTACTGCGCTCCTACAATGCCCTTTTTCCGGTCTACGGGTACGAAGTATTCCGGCAGGGCTTCGAGTTCTTTGCCTGTTCCAGCTCCCGTCTTCGGGGTGCCGTCCTTCTCCAGCGCATCAATGCGGACTGTCTGTGCCTTCACGAGCTCGGAGAGTTCCTTGATCGCGCCCGGGAGTGCCGAGAGTTCCTTCGGGATCTCCGGTGCCTTGACCTCGGGCTTCTTTGCGTTCTCGACCGCTGCACTGAGCTCCTTGATCTTGAGCTCCTGGGCGGCGAGCTTGTCTTCCAGTTCCTTGGTGTCCATGGTTTCCTCAACCGGCTTCTCTGCCGGCGTTTCCTTCTCGGGGGATGGCCCGGGCTCCTCATTTACACGACAGACTTTGCACGCGCCTTTGTTGACGTGAGCATAGCCGTAAAATTCGAGAGTCTTCGATTCCATCCGGCCGGTGATCGGGTTGTATTCCTCCTCGCCGCCGTGTTCAACCGAGAGATACTTGATCTGGTTCCGCTTGATCAGTTCCTGCATGGCACGGCCCGAGGGGTTATCGCCATAAACGAGAATGTCGGAAAGGATCGCGTTGTGAACGGCCCCGGTACCATCGGCAAACTGTCCAAAGTGCGGGTTGATGGCCTCGCTTACTTCGTTCGATTTGTCGCGGGGCTGCCCCTTGAGGTGCCGGTTGAATCCAATCTTCTTTCTCCAGTTGGCTGCGAACTCTTCGAGAGCCTTTGCGGTGTAGAAAAGCGGAGTCTGTACTGCTGAATCTGTCCATTCTCCCTCTGCTAAAAGCGGTGCGTCCTTGATCAGAAGATCGCCGCTCTCCAGCTCGTACAGTTGAGGGGTGACAAACGGTATGCGTAATTCACGCATCTCTGCAAGAGCCCGAATATAAGACACTGCCGGGACGCCCTTGCCGGCGCCTTCGGTATTGAACGATGTATCCGGGATAGAAATGGCTGCCACTTCTGGCATACATATATTGGAGCGAGAAAAGTATAAGTGTATCACACGACTTACTAAAAGTTAGGGTGCTCTGCGTGAGCGATCAGGGAGAACAAAGGGGTCTGTCGGTTTCCGCCTTTATCTTCTTGATTATACCCTTAATGCCTTCTTTTGTGCAGGGGTAGTCGAACAGCACCCCGACCTTATACGCCAGCACGGACGGCCACTCGTCCAGGTGTTTGCCGATATACTCACGGGCTGCCGGAGGGAATGGGGGTTTGAAGGTCACGGCCCTGTCGTCCCTCCGAAGTGATACCGGTTGTGTTTCGTGGCGAACTCCTCCATGAGTTTCAGCCTGATTTCCAGTGCCTCGATCCGTTCCTCTGCGGTCGGGGGATGTACTGCCATCGGGCGCACGGGTTCCCCTTCCGGCTGCTGTTCTGCGGGCTGTTCCTGGTTCTTGGTGTCCTGTTTCTTGTTACCTGACATGATTATCCTCCTTTTGCTGCCTGCCTGTACTGCTCAAAGCACCGGCAACCCGGGAACCGGGGAGGCTCCTGATCGCCGCTGCTGTGCGGTTGGTCGATAGGGATCCAGCCGTCCGCTTCGTTCTCTGCGCACCCATCACTTACGCGGTCATCGTGGGAAGTTGTCCATAGCTTCTCCATCTCGATCCCGTCGTCTTTGATGGAATCTGCAAAGGCTCGGTTCCCCGCTTCGTACGCCTGCGCCGCTTCGTGGGTGGCGATGAGCCGGGCGCGGTTCGTGGTGATGGGGCCGTCGTACACCTTCCGGATCTCCTTTGCGGTGTCGTTGTAACTCCAGCCCTCATCCAGGGCCGTGGTGATCACGGTCTTCAGGCTTTCCGCGGTCGTCTGCTGGATGCCTTTGATGTAATCGATAGAGCCACCCGTTTTACGGAAGAATGCCACGGCACGGGGGTTGCTCAGGGAAAAGGTGGTTTTGGGGTCGAATTGCAATTGGTTGCGGAGCTGTTCGGCGCCTTTCAACAATCCATCGGCTTCTATCGCCTTGACGGTCTTCTGCAATGCGGGCGTTGTCTCGAACTCTACGCTGTTCCAGATATCTTCCCATCGTTTCAGTGCGGCGGAATTAACCGGGTGCTTCGCCTCCATCAGCCGCACGGGCTCGGGGGGCGCCTGCGGGAAATACTCCTGCATGTGCCAGAGCCGGAGCATCACCATATGGTACTGTTTCTCGAAGAACCGCTCAACGTCCAGCAGGTGGGCCTTCCCGATCTGGTCTTTCTCCCGGACCTTCTGCAGGCGGATAGCTGCGGCGGTGAAGCGGTTGATTGCCCGGGTGAGGCGGGGGGCTGCCGTGTCACACCTCCCTTGCCGCTTTCCTCACGATCTGTGAGAGTTCATGAGCAGCGGCGGCCATCTCCTTGGTGGCTGCGATATCTTCCTCGGACTTACCCGGCAGCTGGTCGGGATCCTGATTGCCCTTATCGTTGGCTGTGGGAACCTGCCCGCCCGGGAATCCGAATCCGGGGGGGAACTCCTGCTTTTTCGGTTTCTCCTCATCGGTGCGCTCGTCTTTGGGGATATTAAGCCGTTCCCGGCACCAGTCCGCCGGGCATACTGCATCAACATCTGACCCGGCCCGGAGCATTGAGATCGCGGCGGCCATCTTAATGAAGTCGTCCATGCTCGCCGAGTTCAGCTTGATCTTTACAAGGCCAGGCTCACCGGTTCTCTTATCGATGACCTTCGTATTCCACATCCGCTCAATGTCCTTCTGCACGAGCTTGATCTGCTTGAAGAATGCAGCGATACGGGAGACTGCTGTTGCGTCGGATGTGCCCTGCCGGAGTCCGAGCAGCTCAGGAGGAACACCAATGGCAGCACAGACACGGAACATCGTCACGTCGGAGTATTGCTGCACGTTGGGAACGCCGGTAGTGTCCAGGGCCTGCACCACGATATCGCCCTCTGTGATAAACTGGTCTTTTGCGTTGAAACCCTCGAACTGCTTTTCGAGATCAGCAAATTCCTTATCAGAAAGAGGGGGGCGGTCGGCTTGTGTGCTGTTTGCCTTGACGTGGTACTTGGGCGTCCCATGCAGGCAGATCCCGCCGGTGATGGCCTCCACGCCTTTGGTATCTCGCTTGGCATCATGAACGGCCCGCTCAATAAGGCTGATACCATACGGAGAGGTCGGATCGAGTGAGAACTGATAATGAAGGACTTGTTCTGGTTTCAGGGATACCGTTGGGATAGTGTTCCCCCGGTTGTCCCGGACCTGATCGTAGGAGATTATAGCTCCTTTCAAGTCCGTGGTAAAATCAAATGATTCACCGGGACGAACAATGACATTAACCGGGATATTTGAGAGCAACCCTTTGCCGTAAACGATTTCCCCAACCCCGTCCCGGACGGTCAGGCCGTCCACCATCAGAGCGGTTGTGATGGCGTTGAAGTTGATCCCGTCAAAGAACTCCTCAGTCTCTTTTTTCTTCGCCGCGTTCTTGCTTTCGATGGTATACCATTCCCCGAAGGTATAGAGCGGATAGAGGTCGATCCCGGTCGAGATGTACCCTCCCTGTTTGTAGATATTCCGGTACCCTCGCAGCCGGGGGAATGTCCGTGTCGGATCCTGTGTGAGGTCCGTTCCGCCTTTCGTATCCCATGCCTTAGCCCGGGTGAGTGCCTTCTCGGTCGGGCCTTCCAAGAGAGATAACTCTCTTCCAAATACTCGTAATCTCATGATCGTGCTCCAACAGTCCTGCCCGTGGCCCGGACCTTACCAACCGGTTTCCCGAACAGCGTATGCACGCCATACCGGCTCCCGTCCATCGTGTGATCGTTAACTTTCATCGGTTCGTCTACTCCTTTCGCCTGTGCCTTCGGATTCCATGCATAGCTGCCGAACTCCATCCGGTGATTCCGGCAGGACTCGTGCACACAATACTTCCCGTTCTGCAGGAACGATGCCATGGTCCGGATGCCGTCTAAAACAGAATTGTCGCAGTCCTTCAGGTTGTTGAACGCTTTGAGGGTGCCTTTGCCTCCGCACGTTTCGCACAACCCGCCGCTGATTTTCCCCGTTCCCTTACATTCCCGGCAGGACTCGTCCTTCCGCAGCTGGGTTTTCAGTGAGAGGGCGGAGGGATCGAGGATGATCCACCGGTTTGGGGTCCCGCGCAAAAACGCATGGAGATCGTAATAGATATCCATGTCCGTCTTCTGGTGCTGCTCGTTCCTGCCGTCGTAATAGTACTCTTTTATGGCAGTGACTTTGCCATCTTTGACGCCATTATAGAGGAAAGCGCAGGGGTTTGCGGTGCCGTAGTCGATAGCGGTATAGTACCAGTCGAACCCCTCTTCGGGAAGCACACTGATGACATGCTTTGCCTCGTCCCACATATCATAGACGGCACCTTCTGCCTGGACCCACAGCCCGAGATAATACCGTTTAAACCAGAGCGTGCCCTCCCCATACTCCGCTTTCAGGTCGTCCTTGTACTGCTGGGAGATGTACGGGTTATCATCAAGGGTGAAGTGGAACACGGCCATGTGATCCATTCCCTTGTCGATCTCTTTTTTCAGCCAGTGGAACGGGCCGTCGGGGTTTGTTGTGCCGTAAAGACGGGAGCCGTCAAGCGAGAGCCGGGAGAGGGCCATGCGATAGTATGATTCCGGTACGATGGTGATCTCGTCGATATAGACCCCTGCAAGAGTCAGGCCCCGGATCCTCTCCTCGCTGGATTCGTCGTTCGCCCCAACGATATAGAAGGTCTTCCCATAGAGTTTGCCCTCCCCGTTGACGATGGAGAATTTACAGTTTCGGCGCCCCACATACCGGCGGAGTGGGTAAAGCACGTTCCGCTTTACGGTGTCCCGGGTCTTTCCGCTGAATAAGAAATCCCCCCCGACCGGGGCATCGTTCTTGACCCAATGAGCGAACTTGATAAGGGAGTTAACCGTCTTAGTGGATCGGACGCTGCCGTGCCATATGTTTTGACGCCTGTTGGCGTTGGCGATTGACCAGGCGCCTTTTCCTTTAGGAGGGAGAAGTTCGAGATTTTTCATAGATCTCAGCCTCCTTTTTGATTTCGTCCATGAGGTCATCGATACCGGAACGCCCCTCTTCATCCTCTGATTCTTCGAGCCGGTACTTGTCGAGGGTTGTGCCAAGGGCAATAGAGAGATCCCGGAGGTTGCCGGGCCGAAGTTCTGCCGGGGAGTTGAGAGCAAGGTCAATGGCCCCCATGAGTTTGTGCAACACTTGGACCCGGTCGGCTTTCGCGTAGATTTTGTGAGTGAGTGTTGCTGCTGCTGTTTTGTTTTTTGCGCCCGAACGTTCGATCTTGTTTTTGATCGTCGGGTTCTTGTTCGCAATTCCGTTTACAGTTGATGTACTGATTTTGAAGTGTGCCGCCGTTTCGTTCTGCGAATGGTTCTTCAGATACCGAACGATCTTCGCTTTCTTTGCTTGATCTATCGTCTTGGCACCCATTCGGAATCATTCACTCCCTCAGCTCCGCGATCTCACACTCAATGCAGGCAACCTTATCCAGGGCCTGGAGGATTCCCAGCCAGATGTTGAGCCGGGTGTCTTCCAGCTTCCGCAGCCTCCGCTCTCCCTTTGCATCGGCAAGAGTGGCGCCCTGCAACTGTGCTGCCGGGTGGTTCATATCCTCATCTCCCGACCGTAACAGCAGCCAGCCGCTGCCCGTTTGTGCTTGAACTCGCCCGGGCAGGTGCTCTCCCGCAGGCAGCCCCGGCAGATGGCTTCGCGGAGTTCCTTGCATTCCCGTATCTGAAGGCAGTACCGGCAGTAGCCGGCATCTGATGTGGATTTTTTGCAGGGGGTTATGCAGGTCATTATTGCGACCCTCTGTAGGGGCAAAACGTGCATCGCTGATAGTAGTAACAGGGACACGTTTGGACTGCTTCCGATGTTCTTTGTGGATAGGCGTATGCCGGCAGAAGATTCACATCGGATGTTTTTGACTCGCTCATGGACGCAGCCCGGCGGGGGTTGAACCCGCTTCTCCCTCTTCGGACGGACTGTTATGTTATCCCTGCCAGCCCGGCTTATTGATGGAATCGAATCTTGCCGAGTGTGTGGTTCTGCATGATGGGGCGTATTCTATCGGGACGATACGCCGGGCGGTAGGGCAATGCCCGCCAACCGGTGCATGAGCCGGTAGACCCTCTTGACGGGCGGGAGGTGATGGTTTGAGTGATAAAATCCCCTCGGGCAGCGGCCGATGGTGGGAAGGATGGTGGTAGCTGCCTCCGGGGAGATTGGGCCCGGGCGGTGGTGAACCGCATCCACAGATAACCGGTTGTGGACTATCTCTTCCGCCTGAACAGTATTGCCGGGGTTCAGATACGCGGGCCCGTTGTTGTTGTTCATGGGATATTCACCCAGAGATACCAGAGACCAACGACGATGATAATCACGCAGATGGCGTATTCTATCAGAATCGCGGTCCGGGGAGTCATTCAGAGCCACCCCATTGCTTTCAGGAGCGGGATGGCGGTCAGGAAACCCCCGATGATTGCACCTTGGCTGCCTCGCTTGAGGTCATACGTGAGGTCAGCGATGGCCCAATAGTGCTCTTTTGGAGCCCAGAGCGGCGGGCAGTCCGGTACATTTTCGTTCTGTTTTGTCCGGGCTCCGGCTCTGGCTGCGTTTATGGAGAGGTGAATGTCGTAATAGCAGGACCAGAGTCCATCCCAGAGAACGTATCCCCGCCATGCCTTGATGGGGAACCAGTCGGGAATCGTGAGGATCTCGGCATGTTCCAAGGCGTTGTCGTAAGAATCGTACTCGTATCCGTTCCGGTCGGTCGGGTTGATGGGGCCGAGTGGCCACCCACGGAGCCCGAGAGGTGTGCCCGGGGGATACACTGCGGACTGGACAACGGTCACTGTCACCGGGCTCACCGCTGGTTGACTAAAGGGATGGCGTCGAACTCCGCTTCGAATTCTGCCTGAGGTGTCTCTACCTTTTTCCCATCCGGGCCGGCATAGTAATAGATCCCCTCGATCAGGACGGCCTCGAATGGATAGAAGACCGGAGGAGGTACCGGTTTGTGCATGTATTGTGCCATACCAGTTACTCCTGCGGATCGGGCAGGATCTCGAAGACGTACGTCCTGATCTCTCCACCGGCTTCCGCGCTGAAGTCCCGCGGGCGGAAGTACTGGGCGGTCTTGCGGGGCGCCACGCAGATAGTGATGAAGTGCTTCCCGGGCTCGGTGCATCTCCGGAGCTTGGGGGGCTCGAAGAACCCGAACCATAAGCCACGGTCCGGCTGGGATGGGAACGCAGTCACGAACTCCATCGGAGTCTGTGCGTGGGGGTCGGAGATCTTCACGCCGTCATAGATGCAGTCGATAATGCAGGTGTCTTTGTCAGGGGTGAAATCCCCTTTAAGGAAGTCGAGGGCATAAACGATTCTGCGCCCCATGCCATACGTGAATGCAAGCCGCCCCTTAGGGGTGAGCGGTTCGAACTGTCCTCCGGCGCCACTGTCGCCAGCTTGGAACAATCCTGCTGGTTTTGCGATTGGATCTACCATTGCTGTAAAACATCTCCCTCCGCCACTGCTGGCGGGGTTTATTTGTAAAAGAGACTTGCCGAGGGAGTGGGATAAAGAAATCACGCACAACGGGGTAAAACAGGGTATAACGAACTATAACGAGGCATCACAAGGGATTGCGGGAAAAGAGGGTTAATACCAGATAACCGGCGCGGGTCTTGGTGCTCCACAGCGGGGGCAGTGGGAGCTGATAGTTACGATTATGAAACCATCTTCGGCTTCCCTATATTTTATGGTGTATGTGGAGTTGCAATTAGGGCAAAACCGCAGGGCATCAAGGCTTAATTTATATGCCTCTTTTGAGATCGCTCCGGGCACAAAAGGAGGGGTTGTGGCCGTTTCCACCATCTCACACCTTCGCTTTGCTTCTGTACCAATCAAGGATTGACTCACGCATACGCCGTGCTTCTGCGAGCGCATCGAACGATTCCACATAGGTGGCTGAACCCTTACGATACGCCGCAGTTATACGATCCGCCTCTGCTTCAGCCCGGATTAATTCTTCAGGAGTTGGGGGGTTAGAGGCCATCGATCACACCCTCGCTGGTTCCTCATTACGCTCTTTTGGTTTATGCAGGTTTTGATACCACCATTGGCAGTCCGGGCAGACCTCGAACTCGCTACCATCGGGAAGGGGATATGAGGCCCGCTTGTGGTTCTTTGCCCTCCCCCCGCAGATAGGTTTCCCGCATTCGCCCCGGAAGAAATGAATAAATTTGCCCCGGGAGTCCTTGCCGTGATACCAGCCTTCGGGTTTCGCTGGCGTTGTGCTTCTTGTCGGTTCGTTGGTGCCGGTCAATCTTTCCCCCTCCATCGCTCGATTGATGCAAGCGCAATGGCTTTCTGCTTTTTCCGATTTCTCGGTTCCGGGATACCAATACAGACATGTTCCCCGATCTGGAAGGATCTCAACATTCTCTCAATAATTTCACCGTTGGCCTTCCTTGACCTGACAATAATCTGAACTGATGCGCCATCCTCGGGAATCGTCTCATCGGATTGCCATATTCTCATGCACGTTGCAGTCAATTCCTCGCCTCCTGTTTGATCCTATCCTGCAATTCGTTGATTTCCCGGAGCAGCGTTACCTTTTCCTCCACCGGGGCTTTCCGGTTGAATGCGTCGGTCTGCTGGTTGACCTTGGCGGCGATCTTCTGCTCCACCGGGGCGCTTTGCTATGGGGGTGCTGAGTGGGGGGATCATAAGGGCACCATCCACGACGGTCTGATTCCGTGCGGCTGTCGCTGATCCTGGATCCATTTGTCGCTGGCGGCAATCCACTCGTGATCCGGCGCGTTGTAATCGCACGGGAACAGCCCTTCAAGATGCCAGAGTGTGACGTATTCCCAATGCAGAACGTTTCCTTCGTGAGTCTCGCACATCTGGCAGAAACGCACGACGCCCTCGCAGCAATAATCACAGCAGCTCATTTCTTCAGCCTCCGAATATTACGGAACCAATAGTGCCCACCGGCCCGGCTCTGGTACCAGAACATCATCCAGTATGTCGGGTAATTCTTTGAGTTCTTCAGAGCGGAAATGATGCTCTCGCACCCGCTCCATCCCCCGGTACTGAGTTGCAGGGTTCGGCGTTTCTTGTCCCATTTCGGCGGGAATCCATTCACCCAGTTATCGCAGAGATATTCTGTGAACTTGATCGGGTCGTCTTCCAATATGTTGAACGCCGCGATCCTCTCCAGCGTTTCTTCTGTTGGGTATCCGTGTTGATCGATAGTCATTCCTGCATCACTCCTTTTTCCTCCTCTGCTGTGTTGTTGTTCCTTAGCTGTTCCGCCGCCCTCTCCGCGTCCTGCTGCATCTGTGCTTCAGTTGCACAGGGCTTTTCGCAATAGCAGATATCGATCACCGAGTCGTCCATGAGTACGGCCGTGCCACTCACCCGGGGCGTTGTGGGCCGGAGGTACTTCTTGCAGATTGCACAATGACATGAATACCATTTCCGGGATTTGCCGGCTTCGATTTTGACCATTATGCGGTCACGCTCCGGGGTTGTTCGATGGTTTTGCCTATCCATGGGAGATTGAAACACGTCTTTCTGAAGATCACAACGCATGATGAGAACGTTGGGCTGTTCCTCACCGGGTTTCCCTCCTCGTCATATCCTACAAACCGGACCCTGCCCTTGATGAACCGGATCTCCTGCGCTTTCATGGCGTAATTGTGCCACCATTTCGTATCAGTGGCGCACGGCACGAGACAGACCACGACAGCGCCTTTCTGCGATTCCTCATAGGCTTTCTGCATGAACCGGTCGATGTTGCCGGCTGAATAAGGGGGATTGAGATAGAATGTTTTTGCCCCGAGTGTTTGCCAACTGATCTTCGTTGAGTCCTGCCCAAAATAATTCCATCCGCATTTTGAGTTTTCCGCATTTGCCGCCGCGTCAACCTGAAAATTGAACTCCTGATCTAACAGGTCAAACAACCATTGCGGCGTGCCCCATTCGTCCTTCGGAGTTACGATCTTCGCGGTGCGTTTGTGGGACATTCAGCAACACCCCGCCGCAGCTAGTTCCTGCATATACCCCATTGTGAGCGCTTCGGCCATGAGGGGGCAGACGGCATTGCCGATCTGCTTGACGACCTCGCCCCGGTTGCCTGTGAAGATGTAATCACGGGGGAAACTCTGCGCCGCTGCAAGCTCATGGGGCTTGAGCATCCGGAAACCGATGCGGACATTTTCGGGGGTGATGAGAGCGAAGCGATCACGGGTTGGCACTACCGGCAATGGTTGAGATATCGGTTGGCATACGCCGTTGCCGTAATACTCCATGATGAGAGGCTGCACAACGCTGATCGCTCCTTTGGTTGCGATGGTGGAGAGGGGGCCGTTCGTTGGCCGCACTTCTCCGCACGAGTGCTGCGGAACAAACAGGGGTTCGATTAAGCAGGCCTCTTCCTGAGTGGTGAGTGTTTGAATAGGATCGTTGACACTCCTAACGTAACCCCCGTTTGCCCCGTAATGCCCTTTGAACATCACGAGCGGTTCTATCAGGCAGTGATCCTCTTTTGTAACTACCGTTGATAGTGGCTCGTTGATACTCCTCATACGACCTTTGCTTGAAGTGTGTCCCAATGCCATTACGAGCGGCTGCACGAGTCCATAGCGGTTTGAAGTGTCAAGTACTGGGATTGGTGCATCCAGCGAGTGAACACGATTTGCGCCGCCATTGTACCGCACCAGGAACGGATTTGCATATGGCCCCCAGTACTTTTCGATACCCCGAAGGATCCGGTTCATCGTGTTTTGAACGAGTGGTTTCGATCGCTCATCTATGATCTGCGTTGGAAGCGACCAGTCGATGATATCCCGAGCCGGTACCCACGAGGGCAACCGTTCGGTGAGTGTGCCGTTGGGGCTAATCTGCGCGTGGGATGGTTCCGGCCAAAGGATCGATTTCCCGCTCGCTTGCCGCACTGCTTGAATGAACAGCCGGCGCCGGGTTGTTGGTGCTCCGAAATCGGCAGCATTCATTACGTGCCAATCGACAGTATACCCCATCGCCCGTATCATACCGATAAACGCGGCAAATGTCTCGCCTTTTTGTTCCTGAACGGGACGGTGCGTTTCTTCATCCAGCGGTCCCCAGCTCTGGAACTCCGGGACATTCTCTATGATTAGCCGGTCCACAGTCAGCTTGTCCAGCCAGTCCAGGACCGTGAACGGTGTTACCCGGCTCTGGTCATCGCAGGGTTTTCCACCCCGGGCTACCGAAAAGTGTGTACAGGCAGGAGAGGCCCACAGGAGGGCGACTTTCCTGCCCGGTATGAGATCGGACGGGTTTACATCTGCAACGTCCCGGCAGATGTGCTCAGCGTCCGGGAAGTTGGCTTGGTGCGTCTCAATTGCCCGCTGCCAGTGATTGATGGCGTATGCGTCGATTGTCAGCCCGGCTTTCTCGGACGCCCATTTCATTCCCTGGCTTTCCCCTCCGCTGCCGCAGAACATATCGACGATTACGGGCGGGGTCATGGCAGCGTCTCCTCTCTTTTTGAGAAGTGCTTCAAGAGAATCTTTAAAAGAAGATCTCTGTCAATAACGCGGGTCCCTTCCAGGGCGTTTGATTTTATGGCCCCACTCTCTTTGCATTCATTGACGAATGCCTCCGAACAATCTTTGAGTGGAACTTCCCGTTTCCACATGCGCCAGTATCGGCACATATCGCCGCAGTCGCCGTAATCACATTTTTTGCAGCGCTTCATGCTTTCGCCCCCTTCTTCGCCACGGCATCCCCGCACCCGACCGGCGCCGGCTTCAGCGCCTTGGTCCGGGCAAACGTGCACCGGCTCCCAATCGTGGACTTCCCGCAGGCCCCGCCGATCCGGTGGAACTTGCAGGGGTGCTTTACCTTTTTCTCGCGGCGTTTTCTGGCTTGGTTCGCGTTATAGTCCCGGACGGCCCCGGCGAATCTCTCCCGGCTCTCCTGCTGGATCTGTTTCTCCTCAGGGTGTTTCTCGTAATAGCAGGACCAGCACTCTTGCTCCCGGTCAAGGATATACGACATTTTGCCTTTCTTCAGGCATTCCGGGCAGGGTTTCATGCCCCGTTCGTACTGCCGGTTACAGCTCAGGCAGGTGATCTCCATGTACCGGGGATCCCATATCAGATAGAGTTCTTCCGATGCGTAGAGGTGCCGGCTGGTGTGGTTGATAGTGAGCCGGGCGGTCTTTTCCAGTCCCTTTGAATTGGTCCATTTCTGCCCGTGTTTCCGGTGACAGTAGACGCATTCGGCTTCGGGGGTGTGGGCGTGCTCTTCCAGGAGCGCCTTCCATCGCGGTGACCGGCGCCATTTGTCCTGCATCTTCCGGCGAGTGGCTACCCTCCGGGTTTGCGGGCATGAGACGGTGATTGGTGAGGTGCCGGTCATGATGGCACTCTCCGGGCCCCGGCTATCCATGCAGAGATCCAGCCAAGGAAGTACCCGACAACGATCAGAGATGTGTAGGTTACAATCAAGGGGGTCATGATAGCGCGACCCCCAGGGATTTCGGAGCAGGTTGGTTCGGATTGTCGGCCCGCATCTTTGCGTACACTTGCCCGCAGCTCTTCCCGCAGGTTGGCCGGATCCCTTTCTTGAGATACTTCCGGTATGTCGATGGAGACAATGGGAATTTTTTCTCGCAGGCAGGACACTCCGGGTATACCCAGCGGTCTTTTTTTACGGATAACACGCTTTTGGCCGATGTTCTCCGATTGGTGCCGGTCATGATTCTGACCCCATAAGTTGCCACGGGTGTGTTTCACGCTCGTTTTCTGACAGGCGCAGCATACTGGAGCCGTGTGTCGATATTCCCGACAGAACCGGCTGTGTTTTCTCATGCCGGTGCATCCCAATATTGTCAGCGGGTACCGGCTCCGTGCAGGTGCAGGCGTGTTCCGGGTGTGGGGTTTCGTGCTGCCATTTGCCATCTACGAGATGAATTCTATGACCGCAACCGCACCGGGAAAGGGTTTTGGAGTACCGGGTCATGCCTGTACCGCCTTTCGCACGAACTGATCGATATCCTGCCAGCGGAGATCCATCTGACACCGGTGCGAGATTTCATCGACCAGGGTTTTCCGGGCACTTTCTGATGTGGCCCATTGGTCGTCATGCTCCGGGAGATCGATCTTCCGGAATGATAGCCGATGGATCTCGTCGATTACAGTCTGCTCGATAATGAGTGCCCGTTCACTGGCTTCCCTGGCTTCGCGTTCCTTGATGGATTCTTTCTCATGCACGAGTTTCTTCTGTGCCATGAGCTTAGCACGGGCCCGGCTCGATATCTCACGGGCACGAAGCCGGATATTAAGATCGGCATATTCCGGACAATTGAAAAATTCCTCCTCGATAAGCCGGAAGAATTCAGAGATGTGTTGTTTCCCTACCTCGTCCTGAACAACAGAATGATACTCGTCGTCGAGATAGAGATTGACCCGGATATTCTTTGCCATTCAGGCCACCCGGTTGTTTCCTGTGCACTCTCTCTCTCTCTCTCTCTCAGCTAGTGTACTGTTGTACTTGTGTTGTGTTACACAACACAACTTTGATTTTTGATGAGGTGGGGAGACGGGTTTTTCAATTTCCTTAGGAAATGAAAGGGTGGCATCGGGTTTGGCATAGACATTCCCACAATCCTTGCAGATAGTGTTGTGCTGCCATGGGCGGTATCTCCCATTCCGGGATCCACATTCCGGGCAGGGGGCGTTTTTCCGGAGATCTTCACCGGCACCATGGAGCTTAAGTTGTTGGTTCATTCCGCCCCCATCGCTCTATCCACAATCGCACTCAGCGCCTCCGCCGGGGTATCATGGCCGTCCGTCCGCATGACCCGGTGAATAAACGATGCCTGCTGTGGTGACGGTTCCCAATTGATCTGCATGGTGTTCTTCTTCACAACCAGCGGGGGATGTTCCTGGAGGATCTTCCCACCCGTTACGGAGCATTGCGAGGCCGGCACGAATCCCCCGGCTGCCGCTCTCCGCTGCCGCTCAAGATACGGGCAGAACTTCTGGTCCTTGATGAAACTCCCGGAGAGGTTGCACCTGTCACCGATCTGTCCTTTCACAAGGTGGCATTGGTTGTCGGGGCATTTGCCGGTCCGGCACACTTCGGTGGACCATTCGGACGCCACTCCAGACTTCAGGAAAATTTGGCAAGCCGGATCGCACTTCTCCCCAATTGGAAGACTGCACGGGACTTCTGGTTTGTATCTGCATGTTTTCATCTCAGGGGTAAGCCCCGTGACTGTTGCCGGTATCGGTTTTTCCGGTGCAGGGGGCTGGTTGGCTGCGGCTGCTGCGAACTCACTTTTCCGGATCTCTTCGCCAAGGATCACGCCACAGTCTGAGGGCTTTGGAGCCTCTCCGGGTTGGTAGCAGAAGGACGCTTTCTTTGCGAGTTCGGGATCACGGGAGGGTTTTTCCAATTCTGTTTTGTCTGGCTTTTTTTCCTGTTTGGAGGTAGATTCTACCTTTGTTTTGGAAATTTCCAATTTACTCTGTAAATCGCGGGCCGTTACCCGCTTCTGTGCAAGGAGCCGCTCGGTCACAAAACAAAGCCCCTCGGTCCTGCGGTCATCTTTTAGAGGGATGATGACCCGGGCCGCCCCCAAGGGAAAACTCTCAATAACTTTCTTTTCGTCGAGCTCCCGGTGCTGTTTCATCAGCATATCAACGATCTCGATATATGCCTCCAGCCGGGACATTTCGGCCCGGTCCAGCCCGCAGAAGTTCCCCTCTTTACGGAATTTCTTGATAAAATCGTAACAATACGACATTTTCTCATATCCCCCCTAACCTTATCGCCCTCTGCTCATAGATGGCGGAAATCTCGTGTTCCCTTCCCTTGATTAATAGCGCAGACTCTCTCCTGCTCTGGAGGCTCCGGAGCCGGCGCAGACGGGCGTTCTTGGCTTTTCCCATCACGCACCACCCTCTATTCTTTCTTCGAGTTCGGCCAACTCTCTCTGAACACACCGGAACTCGCTATTTAATGATTTCCCGCCACCGTCTCTGAAGGGGAAAAGGTCGTTCATGACGGCACAAAAGGCGTCATGTTTCGCCCATGCACGATGTGATTCTTTGTGCTTACCGACACGGTGTAACAGCATCGCCAAATGCATGTAGTTGTATTGGAGAACGTCGAGTTGCTGGTATAATTGGAAAGCATCCATCCGATTTTTGAGATTCCATCTCGTCGTTGTATGATGTTTATGGAAATACCGAATTGAATTTTCAAGCCGGGATTCAAACGGGCGTGATGGTTTAATTTCCGGGTCGTCATACGTGGTTGTATATCCGTGAGGACAGACGTTTTCCCGGCGATTTGTTTTGCAGAAATAATATGGCCGGTCTGGAAAAACGCATTTTATTTTCCCCGAATCGACCTCCTCTTGAGATGCGCACGAATCAACCCTTGGATCGCTCATCTCAATCACACCCTCGCCAGCGTCTCGCTCTGTTCCCGGATCAGCCCCGATGCCACAAGGATAGATTCCCGCCACCGGATCCGGATCTCAACGTGCTTGCTCACCGTCTCAAAGGGATACTCTTCCCCGTGCAACTCACCCTTATCAGTAAGCCGCCAGAGCTGATCCGGGCCGCGATACTGGAACCGGTGCCACTCAAGGAAGTTGTTAACCTCCCGGGCAGAGTGACCGCAGCGAGCGCCTATCTGCGTGGGGTTGAGCCAGGTGCCGGCCTCTCCATGCAACAGGGACGGCGTGAGCGCATCGGCATATTCCTTGAGCCCGCATTTCCGGAGAGCTGCGGCCTGCATGATCTGGAGATTGGCGCCGGTCAGCCCGGCTATTTCTTTTGCCTTGGAAAGTTCGTGAACGAGATTCATTCGCTCTTCTGCAACCGGCACGATCTCTTTTTTCCGGTACTGCTGGATGAGTTCGGGAACCCAGCGCTGGAAGCGGAGGATTGCGGCAGCCGCGTCTTTGTTCTTGAGCTTGCCAGTGGTGATCCTTCCGATCAACAGATAGAGGCCGCGTTCATTGACACAAAAGCCCGATTCAGACGGTGACATTTTGTCACACATCGAGATCCCGCACACAAAACCCCGGAACGCCTCATCATTCCGCATCAGGATTTTGTGAGGGGTTGTCCGGTCCAGGCCCCACGCTTCTGCGAGATCAACGATCGGGAACCAGGGCTCACCGGCTCGCTCCAAGGTGCGGATCTCCTTACCCTCAAAAAGGGTGGCGAGGGCTTCGGTCATGCTCCATACCCCGATGCCCTGACAACCGAGCACTCCAGGAGCGGCCGTGCACCCACAAGATAGCGATCGCGGCACTTCTCGCAGGCCATGAGCTGATTGCCGGGCTGGAGGTTCTTCCATGTCGGGCCGTTGGCATTTCCCCGGCGGGTGACGTGCTTTTGACGGGCGCGGAATTGCGGGATGGTGGCGGAAAAAGAGATGTTGCGCATTCAATTTCCCCCGTCCATCTCTGCGAGACAAATGTCTCTCTCGGTTTTTGAACAGTGACCCCCGCACTCTTTGCAGGTACTAGGGAGATCCTGGTCGGATTCTCCCGCTGGTACAAGTTCGCGCCACACGGCACGATTCCCCTTCTGCGTTGAATCAATGCAGATTTCGCCCGGGTCAAACTCCGGATCCAGCCCGGTAACCATATGCGGGCCTTTGGGGCAGCCGTTACATTGGAAGGAGATCATCAGAGCACCACCGTTATTGATGCCGAAACCGCCACGATCTGATCCTTTCCGCAGATAATTGGGCCAACCACTGGAGGCGCCGGGTAGAGCTTATATTGGCAGTACTCTTCGCCACGGCACTGATCCCCGCAGGGATCGAGATACGCGCACTTGTGAGATTGCATCTACTGCACCCCCGCAGCCGTGCACAGCTCCGCCGCTGCCTTCTTTGCCGCCACAGTGATCCGCTCCATCGTCGCCTCGTAACTCTGCCCGTTGGAGTTCCCCCCGAGGCAACCAACGAAGACCTCCCCGGCTACTTTCATGCAGCACTGGAGGATGATCGCCTTTTCATTCCGGGGCTGTCCTCTGTATCCTCCGGATCCACCCGAAGGATGCAGCGCCTTATACCGGGCCTTGACCCATTCCGGATCGTCCTTTCCCATGTAACCAAGGGCAGTTGTGACGCCGGGCTTTCCCGTTTCCCCGGAGAACTTACGATAGTATCCGGGTTTCAGCTTGGCGAACTTCTCATCCAGGTATCCGGGCGCCCATACGATGGGGTGAATGATACCCTGCTCGTCAGACACCGTCGCTTTGCGGCCCGGGGCATCTACGGTTTCAACGACACCGAGGATGTTCCAGAACTCTGCGGGTGTGTTGGTCATGGTTTCCGCACCACCGAATACGAGAGCGATTCCTTTTCCGTTACCTCGATAACACCGGGGGCCGCTTCGAGTTTGACCTTCTTTACCAGCTTATCCACGAGAGTGAGGTTGATCTTCTCCCCAACGTGTCCGAGCCGTTCAGCGAGATCCTTGCGTTCAACATCGCAGGCCATCTGGTACTCGTCCGGGAAGACCTCGCGGAATTTTTCGATGTTCAGCGTGCGGGACTTGCGGACGGAGCGCTCAACATTGAGCCTAAGATTGTCCTCTTCCATCACGTTGTTCTTGATGGCGTAGTCCATGGCCTCCTGCTTTTCCTGCGTGAGCTTGGCGATCCGTTCCTGGAGCTCCGCGATCTCAAGGTCCGCCATGCGAACGATGTAGAGCGGGTTCAGGATGACAACCGGCGGGAGCGGGTCTGCGTTGAGGCTCGCCTTTTCTGCTCTGGCGTCCATCAGCAATACACCCCATTGCACGCTCTTTGGAGTTTATTGAGTTCGAGCATGAAATCACAGGCATCTTTTTGTGTCTCTGCGACTGCTACCAGCGATCCATCAGGGCGGATCACACTATTTGGACGGTGCCCTCCTTTTGTTGTTTGAAGAGCAAAGCGATATAGGGCTCCGACCTCGATTTTACGGCCGCTCATCGCTGCACCCCCGCTTTTCCCTGAGGGAATGCCTTCATATATCCCTCGATATATCCGGCAGCAGCGGCGATCGTTTCGTCGATATCGCACTCTTCCGATACTGGATAACCACTCTCTCGAAGAAGCCGATGGATTCTTGCGATCCTGTCGATCGATGCAGAAGATAACATCTCATTGCCCTCCTGCCGTTACCGGCTCCTCAATAATGCGGCGATCGATCGGCTCTGCGGTCCGGAATGCCCGGGACGCTTCGTTGACCATCTCCTCAGTTATGATGACCGGGCGCTGGTCGGGGGTTGCAGGCAGGTTCATATGCAACCGGATAGCGTCATGGTCTGACAGGTTCTTCCGGCAGGTGCACCCTTTGCAGCCGTTGCGCTGGCATCCCGTGGTGGTTTGGGTCATGGCTCGCTCCCTGCCGGGAAATGTTTATTGAGCAGATCCCGAAGCGCGATCAGTTCACGGGGATTTAGGCGTAATGTTGTCTCACAAGCCCCATTTTTCGGGTTTGTAAAATCAATATCTGCGTAACCGTCCTGCCGGTTCATCTCTATGGATGGTGTCATGTCGGTCATGAGCCATCACCCAAAAGTTGCTCTTTAAGGAGAACGAGAACGGGCTCCAACGGGATTGCAATATCGCAATCAGAGTCTTGTATTTTGACGTAAAACGCGCCTTCATCAAGGGTTATGGAGCCGGGGCGGGGAATGAAATCCTCATTGCCTTTTGCGGTCCTGATGACGACTTCTTTTACGGAAGTCATGCCACAACCCCCGTGTATGAGGCGATCTTATTCAACGTGCAGAATGCCTCGGTAGTTTTCCCGTTCCGGATCATCTGCTTGGCCTCCAGAGACAGGGCGCGGATCTTTTGCAGGGCTGCCCGGGGGTCCTTGGTTGCGAGCAGGGCATTGTTCATGAACTCGCTGTCGATAACTGGCGCGGGCTGCTTTGGGGTGTTGAAATCCCACCCCCATATCACGGAGCCGTCGGCGGTCCTGACCATCACCATACGGAACCGGTGCCCGCGCTCATCGCAGGGATCGCAGGGGCCGGGCTGCGTGCACATGTACCCGTTCTGGCTGATGCAGCCGCAGTATCGGTGCGGGCAAACCTTTTTCTTGTCTTGTTCAGAAACTACTGTACCGGTAGTTCCCTCGATCCCGATGCTTGCACGGCCCGGGTTGAGGCTACCATTCTCACTGTTTTTTGCTGCTGTTGCTTGCATGATTCTGACCACTTCCTTGTTCATCGACGATCTTATACTTCCCATCCTCGACCATCCGGTCAATCATTCCCGGCGATAACGGCTCGAACTGCGCTTTCAGGTCCGTGTAAATCTTCGGTGTGATTTCCAGTGATGGGGCTTGGTGGGGCTGATGGGTTGCTGCGGAGGGCATGAGATCATCCGTTCCCCGTTACGGTGGTCTCGACACGCGCGACAGTCGTATTGCGGTTCATTAGTCCCTCGCGGGCTGCAACGGTGCGGATCCCCTCTTTTACAAAATCCGTTCCGCGATAGCCGCGTTTATAGAGCTCAACAAGTTCGTCCTGGAGCTCAATCGGGACACGGCCCCCAACGAAGTTGAGGCACCGTTCATCCAACGTAGTCTTTCCAGTCATGGGTTTTACCACGTTTAACAATACGCACCACTTGTATAAAAAAGTTTCTACAAACTATATTCAATGTTTAACTTATATAAAACAAGGTATTTTAAAATACTACGAGAACGATCATTATATCGGTGGTCAGGAATGGCAAAAGAGGAGTTGATATTCAACGGGGTTAAACTCCCGGCAAGCTGGGATGAGAAGATTAAGGCCGAGGCGGACCGGAGAGGCGTCGATAAATCCGCTATCCTGAAAGAAGCGATTAAAGGATTTCTCGATCAATTGGAGAACCCCGAGGCGCTAAAGGAACAGATACGGCAGGCATTACGGGATGACCCGGCACTCGTTGCTGAAGCAATCCAGGTCTATTCACTCCGTAAACTTCAGAACCAGTAATCCGTTCGGCAAACTCTTCCTCAGAGAATACCTCTTTTAATGACTTTTGAATAAGATTGTAGTATTTTTTATCCGTTTTTATCCCCCCATACAGTTTCATTTTCTGAAACATATACGCACATTAATTATTATGGTGCACCTTATGCGCCGTGAAAGTGCATGTGGTTTACGATCCAGCATAAACATTTCGCTTTTATCGTCGTAGAACCTGCGGGTTCATTCATATAACCAAGCGGTTAAAGGTATTTCACCCTCGTCATATTTGGTTGCTCTCTAGTACTACTCTCGTGCCACATCCCGCTAAATTCGGGTTGCTCTCACGTTGTACTCATGACTCCAGCAAAACGGCACGTTAAACGGACGACTGGTTATAAAATGCCTCCTGACATTGAGATCGAAATGAACGCCCTGGTTGATTCCGGGGAGTTCGCCAACCGCGCTGATATCCACACGGCGGCCCTCCGATTCTGGCTCACTCATCGCAGGTTCGATGTGGGAACGGCGGTCCGTGAATACCTGAATACAGAAGAGGGGCGCGGGCTGATAAGAGAGGCTATGAAGAAAAAGAGGGGTTAGGGTGAGGATATAGTGACCCTCCACGGTCCGCTTGCCGTTACATCAAGGTAATACTTACCCGGACCCAACCTCTGCGATTTTTTACCAGCATAAGAACCGATCTCGTTTGCCAGCAGATCGATGTGGCCCCCGTTGCTGTCATCTAACCACACGGCAAAGTTGCGCTCACCGGAATATGTCATTGAGAATATCCGAATGCCGTTTCCGGTAGTTGTGAATGATTGGACATCGTCCCCATTTCCAGAGATGGTTATTGATCCTGACGCTTGTGAGGATGATGCCGGTCCTTCCGTCATGATTTCTCCGGTGAAGGGTGAGTACTTCAACGATGGGAATTGATCCCAGTAAATGATCCTCTTGTCGGGAAGGTAAACCCATGTTATGCTTTTCCCCGTTTCGGCCGCGGTCAGATCATAGATATTATTCCCCTGGTTCGTCCACGTTCCGGAAATGGTTGTTAAACCGCCGGACTCTGTAAGGAAGCTAATAGAGAAAGAGCGATCCAATCCGAATTTTATCCTTGCATCAGATCCCTCATCGTAATATCTCCATGTACCTATAATCGGGTCTTGTGAGGTTGTCGGGGTTGGGGTGACTGTCACAGTTACATAGACTATTTGAGGAGTCGGAGTTGTTACCGGGGCGGGCTGTGTTGCAGAACTGGTGCACCCGGATACAATGATAGCAATGATGCACAGAAAAAGAAGAGTTATACCAATACGCTTTTGCATATTTTATCGATTATATTCCGGCACCATAATCATTTTGATTTGTTCCCGCACGATCACTGATGCCCCTTTCCTTTCAGCAGGGATTCTTTCAGCTCCTGGATTGCCAGCCGGTTCGCCTCTTCCTTCACCATGAGCTCCCCTATCTTGGTGTTGGACTCATCCCGCTCCCGCTTGATCCGCTCGATCTCGGTATTCACCTTCCGCTCATCGGCCCGGGTGATGTAGAGCACGGCCTCCGCGGCATGGAACATCTTGCGGGCGTCCTCGTCCTCAATACGGACGTAAGCCTTTGTCAGATACCCCTCGTGGCCCATGATCTTCTCGACAAGATCCATATCCATCTCCCGGGCTGCCTTCGTCCTGAAATACTTACGGCATGAATGTGTTGTGCATCTCGCCCGGTACTTCCCTTTCTCCCCATCGACGCGGTTATACAGCTTCAGCCAGATCCGTTTCAGGCTGGTATATGAACAACAGAACAGGCGGGTATCTTCGCCAACTCTTCCGCGGGAGTAGTTCTTGTGGTCCATCTGCTTCATATAGCCCTCTCGCAGGGTAAGCCACACGTCCAGGGCCTCCCGCGCCTCAGCATGGAGATACACGGTCCTGCCCCGTTGATGGGTGATCTCGGGCCGGATGCGGATGGTGTCATTATCGATATCGTCCGGGGTAATAGCACACAGTTCCCCGGCCCTCATGCCGGTACTGATAAGAACCGTGATCATTGCCCGTTCCCGCGGGTTGGCAAGATCCATCATCTTTTTCAGTATGTCGAGTGTCAGGGGTTTGTCGTCGGGTTCGTCATAGTTCCGCGGCTTGAGGATCGCAGTATCCAGCTCATCGAAAAGGGTTATCCCGTTCATCTTATAGTATCGGAGCAGGATCGAGAGAGAGAGTTGCTGGGTAGAGGGGGCGAGACTCTGGATGTGTCCGGCGTAATCGGTCAGGTTCTCCCGCGTGAGATGGTTGTGCAGATCCTCAACGGGCACATCGAGAAAACCCGCATAATATCTGAAATGTTCCCCGTAGAGTTTGATCGTTTTATCGGCCCGCTTTGCCAGCGTCAGCCTTTTCAGATATTGGGAGACAGTATAAACCATGAACCAAGCACCGGAAAAATACAT